TCAATCCTCGAAGTTCCAGTGAATCTCCATCCGATCATCTGGATAAAGGAACACATCCTTCACGAACTTCTCCCACATCTCTTCCGTCATCTCTGTGACATCCAGAAAAGACTTTGCCGTCTCAATCCTCTCTGCCGCTTCATCATCGGAATCCTTTGCCAGCTGCTCCACCATGCTCGCATCAGATATCTTCTGTTCAAGCTCTGCGATCTCAGCATCATAGCCCTGCTTCTTCTCTTTGAAAGTCTCCCGGTCAATGCTACGATCAGCCAGCTTCTCAAAAAGTATCTGTTTAGCCTTCTTTGTAGATTCCAATGCGCTTTTCAGGCTGTGAACCGTATCAACGCCTGCTGCCTTGTCCGCATTCTTCTTCAGCTTCAGTTCTTCCCGTTTCATGACCCTCTGCATTTTGCTCTTCAGGTCTCTCAGAACAACTTCATCAAGATACGGTTCCTTATCCTTTACAGAACGGCACTCACAATCTTCTTTCAGATAGTATCCCCTCGCACAGTACAGATCCTCGCCGTTCCGCCGGTTCAGCCCTCTGCCGCAGACACCGCATCTGTAATGCTGTTTTTTGAACGGTGCCGCCGGTGCCTGCTCGCTGAATGTATCCTGTACCTGACAGAACTCTTCCTTTGTAACAATCGGCTCATGCATCCCCTCAACACGGATCCATTCATCTTTCGGCTTCCTTTTCAGCTTGCCGCTCACCTTGTCGAATCCGGATTTCAGGGAAACGACCGTACCGGTATAAATCTCATTACAGAGGAGCTGATACACGGAACCGGAAGTCCAGCACATACTTTCAAACCCGTCACCGTGGTTGGTAGCCTCACCCTTCTCGTGCTTATACACCGTCTGGCACTTGATATCGCGGTCATTCAGATTCCGCGCTATCTCCGTCAATCCCATACCCGCCAGCCTCATATCAAAGATTTCCCTGACAACCGCCGCCGCTTCCGGATCCAGTTCCAGCTTGTGCTTATCCTTCTTTTTCTTCCGGTATCCGTAAAGCGTCTGTCCGGCTGAATACTTTCCCTGATATGCCATCTGTTTCTTTGATTCCCTGACCTTCTTCGACAGATCCCTGGAATAGATGTCATAAACCAGATTCTTGAAGGCAATATCCAAACCGCCCTCGCACTTATCGCTGTCATAATGATCATTGATAGCGATGAACCTTACCCCCAGGAAAGGGAAGAGCTGTTCCAGATAATCGCCTAGCTCCACATAATCCCTTCCAAAGCGGGAACAGTCTTTTACAATGATGCAGTTGATCTTGCCCTTCTTTGTCAGCTCGATCATTTCCGTGAACTGAGGCCTTGTGTCAAAGAACCTGCCGGAAAGACCATCATCACAACGCTCGATCACATTGCATCCCTTAAACTCAGGCTGCCTATTGATGAAATCCATAATAAGCCTTCGCTGAGAAGTAATGCTTCCGCTCTCTACCTTGCGTCCGAAGATATCCCGGTCTTCATCGGAAAGCCTCATGTAAGCACATATCGTATAGTTCTTCATGCTACCTCAGCCCCTCTCTTTTCGACCAGATCATTAAACGCCTTCCATTCATCGGCAAAAGTGTATTCCACTTCAAACCGTGTCTTGCTGAAGCAGGTGATCTTGCTGATAAATGCCACCACCGCTTCACGGCTCAATTCCTCGATGCCGATATAATCAGAGAAAGTCGCCGCCATTTCTTCATCACCGCCGTATGAAACGGAATAAGTCGTAATAGCATTCCTGACCTCTTCCATATTCGCTTCCAGCGAATCCAATTCAGAAACATACCCAGCTTTCATTTCCAGATACTCATCCTCGGAGAAAACGCCATCCGTGAAATCCTCGTACAGATTCCTGATGAAGCCATTGACCTTATCCTTACGATCTTCCAGCTCTGACAGTTTCTTCTCCAGTTCAATCCTCTTACCCACCGCTACCGGTTTCCGGTTCAACTTCTTCAGCCGGTCTTTTGCCTCTATATAAAGAGCTATATGCTCTTTGATCAGATTCATCACTGTATCTTCAATCTCTGAAGCTTTCACATTCTTAGGCGGATCGTTCGGACCGTAATTTGCCGAACGCCTGCACACATAAGTGCTATAATGCCCCACACCGTTGACCAGCTTCACCGTCCTGCGGTAAATGTTCATCTTATTCCCGCAATGACCGCAATACAGGATTCCTCTGAGCAGGCTTTCCTTTTTATTCTGGATGCCCTCATATTTCCCCCGTGTCGAAAAATATTCCTGACGCTTGGATTCCATCATCTTCTGTGCCAGATCAAACATATCCCGGTCAATGATCGCCTCATGATGGTTCTCAACATAATAGCCGTCATCGCGCTTGACCTCGGAGGTGATACCCTTGTAATAGCACTTCATGGTCTTGCCAATCAGAACATCCCCTTTATATATAGGATTTAATAGCATGTTCCGAATCTGCTTTCCTTCCCACAGATTCGTGTACTTCTGCTTATGGATCACATCCTTTTCCTGCCAATACACGCTCGGAGCCGGGATCTCGTCCATATTCAGATCTCTTGCAATCTGCGCCATGCTCTTTCCGCCGGTATATTCCGTAAAGATACGAACCACGACATCCCGCACGTCTTCATCTACCAAAACCATATGCGAATCATCCGGATCCTTCTTATATCCATAGGCCGCCGTCGTTGCAAAAAAGATTCCCTGCTTAAACTGATTCTCAAATGAAGTCCTGATCTTCTTTGAAATATCCTTGGCATAGGCCTCATTGATCAGATTTTTCAGCGGAACCACCAGCCCGTCTTCCGTTGGATCGGATGTAAGACTGTCGTAATTATCCGTCACGGCTATGAACCTGACCCCGAAGAACGGGAATATCTTCTCGATATAGTCCCCGGCTTCCAGATAGTTCCTTCCAAGTCTCGACAGGTCTTTTACCACAACGCAGTTTATCCTGCCGCTCCGGATATCCTCGATCATCCGGTTAAACTCAGGCCTGTCGAACTTCGTGCCCGTAACGTGACGGTCAACATATTCGTCGATCAGTACCAGCGAAGAATCCTTCACCACGTAATCCTTCAGGAACTCCAGCTGATTTTCCACGCTTTCACTCTCGATCTTGCGTTCATCCTCTCTGGAAAGCCTGACATATACCGCCGTCTTATATCCTTTAACCTCAGCCGCCTGCGATACCGCAGCCGCCGATTCTTTTCTGCTCTTACGTGCCATTTATACCGCCTCCTTCATCTTCTCGGAATAAAGCTCTACAACGCGCTCCATTTCTTCAATCGCCTTCTGGAAACGATATGTAACCCGTATCGTGTCGGTATCAAATACCTCGATTCTCTCTATCAGAAAAGCCACAAGCTCACGGTTAAGCTCTGTGAAGCCTTCATAACTCTTCAGCTTCTCGATCCATCCCTGCTTCCCGGATCCGTTTGCAAGAATGCCATCCCTCTCTGCTTCAAGTGAAGATATACTCTTCTCAATATCCGCAATCTGGCGCTGATACTGATCCCTGAGCATAGAGTATTCATCCTTGGAAAGAACCTCGTCCTTATAATCCTCGTACAGATTTTTCTTACGGTCATTGCAGGTCTCGGCTTCTTCACGCAGCTTCTCAATCCGTCTGTCATACTTCACGATATCCGGCTTCATACCGGACGATTCATTGATGATCTCCAAAGCATCCGACAATCCGATTACCTTAGCTATGCTTGCCTTGACCAGCTCCATCACGCCCGCTTCAAGCTTTTTCTCGGAAATGCTGTGCATACTGCACTTTGTCTTATCCCTCTTGTTGCCGGAACAAACATAATAGACATATCTCTTGTCACCTGCCGGAACCGTCTTGCGGATCATCGGCTCTCCACAATCGGCACAATATACCAGACCGGATAACGGAAACAGTTCCGCTTGTCCCGGAGATACCCTTGTATCTCTCAAAAGCAAGTCCTGTACCAGCACAAAATCACTCTTGGGAATGATAGGCTCGTGCATATCTTCCACGCGGACCCATTCGCTTTCATCCTTATGGATGCGCTTCTTGATCTTATAATTCGGTGTGGTACATTTGCCCTGGACGACCGTTCCGATATAAACCTCATTTTTCAGAATCCTGAGCACCGCATTATATGTCCACTTCGGCTTCACATTCTTGCGGAAGCTGCTTTCAAGCGATACTCCGATACTCTTCTTATACTGAAGCGGCGACAGGATGCCGTCAGCGTTCAGTTTGTCCGCTATGGACTGCTGGCTCATGCCGCAAAGCTTCATTGCGAAGATATCCCTGACCACATCCGCCGCATATTCATCAACGACCAGATGGTTCTTGTTCTCTTCATCCTTCAGATACCCATAAGCGGCAAAAGCACCGATATACTCTCCATTCCGCCTCTTGATATCCATGTGGCTTCTGATCTTGATGGAGATATCCCGGCAATACGCATCATTGATCAGATTCTTGAAGGGAATGATCATGTCACTTCCCATATCCTCGTTGATACTGTCGTATCCGTCCGTGATAGCTATGAAGCGGATACCCAGCATCGGGAAAATCTTCTCAATGTAGCGCCCGGATTCAATGTAGTTTCTTCCGAATCTCGACAGATCCTTTACGATGACGCAGTTGATCTTGTCTTCCCTGATGTCGGAAAGCATTCTCTGGAACTCCGGTCTCTCGAAATTAACGCCACTGAAACCGTCATCCGTGTACGTGGAAACCACGGTGATCTCAGGGTGGGACTTCAGATAGTCCATGACCAGTTCTTTTTGATTAGCGATACTGTTGCTTACCTGCTTGCCGCCCTCAGCAACATCGCCGTCCTCCCTGGATAACCTAAGGTACACGGCTGCCTGATAAGATTTTGAAATGTTTGCCATTGTTTTTCCTCCTGTTCTGTATTCCGGGTGTCAATTCGATAATCCAGAACGGAGAAAACCAACAGCGGTTTAGTCCGCTTACAGATTACCACGGAACAAACCCGTTATCAGTGACTTTGAGCGATGTCCAAGGACTTCTTACAATGTCCTCGCGAACTGCTCGAACCGTTCCCTAAGGGATACTCCGTCATTGCTGTAAACATTCTTCACGACCATCTTTCCGACACGGAAGCAATACGGATTCTTTACCTGCCTTAAGAACTCAGCCACTCTTTCTTCTTTTGATAAGCTCTCGTCAATCTCGATCGTAGTGATATCCACCAACGTTTCGGGATCTACCGTTCTTACATCAACATTCTTCATTTCTTCAATCGTCATAAGAAAAGACCTCCTGTGCTTTCTGGAGGTCTAGGTATGAGTTGAGGGCATTTTCCGATTTTTTAGTGCTTTTCTTACAGAAAATATAAAAAAGCCTGCAAGCATCAGGATTTCTCCCAACACCTGCAGGCTCAATAACGATTCGTTATTCAGTTAAACTCTCTTCACGAAATCCAACGAAATCCATCCGATTCCACTCTTCAGCCTTCCCCATGCAGAAGCACCCTTTCCGGACTTCACTTCCACAATGGTATAAACCCCGACCGGACAAAACTGCACCCTGCCGTAATCCGTCCCCGGACCCTTCCTGATATTCAGATCAGATATACTGACCTTCACCAGAAACGGCACCTTTTCCGCAGGCTCCACCGTCTTCGGCTCATATACCACATTGCCGTCAGCATCGAACACCTTATATCCCGGATTCTGATCCGCACACTTCTTCGCATTATCCAGAATCTTAAAAGCACCCTTCTGCGTCTTGCTGTCAGCCCAGCTCTTGCGGACACGGTACCACCGGATCACTTCACCGCCGCCGGAATCCTTCGCGTCATACTGCGTCAGGTTCCATTTCTCAATGATGGAGCAAAGCTTCTCCACATAAGTCAGGCTTGTGGCATAGCCGCCGTCCTTGATGATCTGCACAGCCTTCTTATAATCCGTGCATCCCTTCAGCCCGTCATACCTGAGCTTGCTGCCGTTCTGCGCCCCAAGCAGATAAGCAGAATGGTCGGCGATAGAATCCTCAATGCAGGGATATTTGCGGAAATCAGCCGTGATCGTCTCATAGCTTCCGTCCGTGTGCTGTTCCTGCGTCTTTTTAGTGTACTTGCTCTTTCCATCCCAGGTGGAACCGCTCCAGGTGTTCCCGGACAGGCTGCACTTCATCCCGAAGATATTGTTGGCGTTCTGCGCAAGCTCGCTCTTACCATACCCGGATTCCAGAATGAACTGAGCCAGCGATACCGATGCCAGGATGCCGCTCTTCTTCATGTCAGCCGTGAAAAGCGCACCGACCTTCTTGATCGCATCCTCTTCGGACAGATCCTTCAGCACAGCCGCCTGCGTACCCTTTGAGCCGGAATCCGAATCCGATCCCTGCAGGGCTTTCGTCACCTTCTCAGCCAGATCGCCCATCCTCGCGTACATCCAGTTGCCCGGACAGGACTTATTCGCAAACCACCTGTGAACGGTCAGGATCATCTCCCCGCTCTTTGGAGAATAGTTCAGCGTTTTATCCTTATCCCCAAACCAGATCAGCTTATTCTTGCCGTTGCGCTTGCAGATATCGATGCAAAGCTTGATCAGAGTCTGATACACCACATCCCTGAAAGCATAAGGCTCAGTGGTATCAGAAGCGCACTCAATCGTGATTGCTCTCTGGTCATTGACATTACTGGAAGTACACCAGGAACGATTCTTCTCTTCCACATACAGAGCCACCCTGCCGTCCCGGTCGATGCCGTAGTTGCTGGATGCCTGCGTGGACTGCTTCTCAAACCATTCCCCAAGACCTTCTGCAGTGCACTGGCCGACCACACAATGAGGCGTGATCCTGTCAATCGCCATCGTCCTCTGACCGGAATGATTCGGACTCAGCTTTGTATAAACTACCATCGGACTATTGGTATATCCCATTACTCGTCACCTTCCTTTTTCTCTTCGACAGCTTCCTTGCCGTCATCTTCCTTCTCGCTCCTGTCATGCAGCTGCTCCAGCACCTTCCTGAGCTTCACCGGAATCGGCAATCCCAGATAAGCGGCGTTCTCTACCAGCGACAGCCCTTCATTGCTCAGATAGAAGAAAATGATCGCCGTCCTTAAAACGCCCGCTTCTCCGAAGATCTGAGCGTCCAGGATATGGCCGATGCCTACCAAGGCAAAGATCAGCACCTTCCGGCAGATTCCCTTGAACCCCACGGCAGAAGAAAGCTTCTTATCCGCTACCGCACACATGATCCCGGTGATATAGTCCAGAACCACGAACGCAAGCAAGGCATAAAGCAGCCCGTCACACCCGCCAAGGAAATAGCCAAGCCATCCGCCCACAGCCGCAAAAATCGCCTGAATCACATTCCAAAACTCTTTCATCGCAAATCCCTCCATTTCGTTGCAAAATTAAAGGGACAGCCGAAGCCATCCCTTAGAAACCATTATTCAATTACCCGAAGCCTTATACCGTCTGCTCCGTCAGCGTGTACGTGATCTTCATGGTCTTATCCGCATTCTTCACCACAGCCTGCGACAGATTACAGATCGTAGCCAGATACGGCGTAAGGATCCATGTGTACCTGTACTGATTTAGATAAGCGCCGCCCCAGGCGAAAACATATTCCTTATACCGGAAGAACGGCGTGGAAACATTGCCGCATCTTATCCCGGCATAGGTCGCAAGCACATTGTCACTTACGTCAATCTCAAAATCATAGGCAACGATGATGTCATTGATGAGCGACATGCAGCAGTCACAGCTTCCCGTATCACCCAGGCACTTCATCTGGGAAGTAAAGCCCAGAGAGATCAGCGTCACATCCGTGCTGTTGGAAATATTGATCTTGTAAACGCCGGTCTTATCATAAGACGGCGCGTACAAATATCCGTTTCTCACTACCGCGCTTCTGTTCCCGGAAGGATAACTCGAACCTTCCTTGAAGCTTCCCATTATCATCAGCGTAGCATTGGAAAGCGTCCAGCTTCCTTCCGTAAAGGTATAATCACTCTGCTTGATCTTGATCCACAGCACCGTCGCGCTTCCGGATGAGTTGCCCTGATTGGAAAATCCATACCAGTACCCGTCGCCACCATCCATGAAGATTCCATACGGCGTGTAACTTCCGTAGAAACGGAAGGTCGAACACTGCAGAACCGTCGTATCCTCCAAGGTCAGCGTGCTGTCATCCAGCTTCTCATTCAGCCCGATATCAAATACCGGAATCCTGTACCTCTTAATCGTCACAGTATTGCTCGCATAAGACAACGAATATAGCTTCGCATTCGTAAAATCCACCGTCACTGCCCTGAACAGATCATTGATGAAACCATCCTCATCATCCAGGCTTACCTTCTTGATCTGCAAAAGCGTTGAATCCACCGCAACATCAGATCCATAAGCATTAGCCCCGCCATGCTTGGAAGTCAGACCGACCGCCGCGATCGTGCCGTTTCCCTGCGAAGGCGTGAACTCCCAAACAAACTTGAAACCATTCGACAGCTTCATGCTCTCTGTCAGGTTCATACTGCCACGCTTCGTGTTCGCAGTGGCATTGACATCATTTGAAGCATACGCCACCGGCAGATTCGTTGATGGCAGATAAAGATTATCCGCCTGCTCCGTAATGGAACTCGGAAAAAGAAGGATGCCTCCGATCATGTTCGGGCAGATCGGAAGCAGCTCATCATTCCATGTCAGGGAATCATCATACTGCCCACCGGCCTTATACATGACACCCATCGGATTCACGCCCAGAATGTCATTGACGGCATTGGTGACCATATTGGTCTCCGATACCGTCTCCACAACACCCGTATTCACATCTTCCAGTTCCAAGACCAGATTACCTGTATATCTCTTCATAAAAGCCTCCTAACTATTGCTTCCCGGCACATCCACCGGCATAGCGAATCCGCCGACAGCTGTTCTTCCTGATTTCACATCGGAATAGAACCGCTTCACGGTCTCTTTGATCTCCCAGACATCACTCTCGGTAAATGCCTTCACCTGCAGCCTGTCTGTCTGCGAACCGTTGCCGATCCTGAACAGGTCAATATATTCCTCAACATCGATCCTGCCATCCCATGCTGCAGAAGCGCCCATGCTCTGACCGGAAATGGAAGCAATACACATCCCGGTATCCACCTCAGCCGTACCGCCCTCGCACCGCATATAGACATTGAAGATATTCGTGAAATTCGGGATCACATCCTCAATCGGATAATACAGAAGGATCGTATGCCGCCCTGAGTGCCAGTTTTCCTGCGGATAATGCACCGGGATCATCTGGTTATTGAATTCAAAGGAAAAGATCACATCCGCGTGACCATCCTCCGTCCAGCTTACAGGAAGGGATACCGTTACCGTCTGCTCTTCCGTATTACCGATCACTTCCGGATTATCAGGATCCAGAGGCTCCGGTTCATCCACCGCAACCGACGGAATCACCACATCCCCGGAAGCCGTTGCATTCTTAGTCACCTGCTGAGCCGTAATGTCCACGATCACCTGCCCGAAGAACTGCGCATGGTTCGCTTCCGTTGTGGCAAACTCAATGGAAATGATTTTCGTATCCACATTCCCGACGGTAAATGCGGATGCATTCGTAAATGTATGAATACCGATTTTGCCCGCCTCAATCTGAGCCAGAAGCCCGGAAATGTTCTTATCATTCTTGCTCTTCGCCTGAGACAGCTTCGGATTCTTGCCCACACACTTGATAGTCTGCCTGCCGCCAATCTTGATCCCGTTCGACGTAATGCAGGCAATCTTCGTCGCATCCGCCTGTCCGCCGGTAAAAGATAGAATGTCTCCCACATCCAGCGCCGGATTCCCGATAGTATCCGAATCAAACGGCACATAATTCACCACGGACAGGTCATTAAGGATATTTGTGCAGAGCTGCCGCCTTGTCTCTTCCAGACCAAACTGCAGCAGCGGATTCACACCCAGATTCATGGTCAGCCCGTCATCCGGATCCAACGCATAATACTCCGCAATCTGAGTCCTTAAGTTTGTGGAACTGACCGCCGTGTATCTCGTAATGAAATCCGAAAAGCTGGAAGTGAACCGGTGCTTCCGCTCCACCACAAGCACCGGCTGATCTCCGTACTTCCTCAGTTCCAGTTCTCCGGCACGGTTGATCACAAAGAACCCGCCCAACACCTGACCAACATAGAACAGGATATCCCTGTAGGTCTCTATGTCATTGTCAGAATAGATAGACAGATTCTCTGATCCGTTCGGCAGCGCCTCGATCGTTGCCCTGCTCTGAGCCAGGTCCACATCACAGGCCGTAGAACACAGCACCATGAAATCATAGGCGTTGCCGATGGATTCCAGAGAAGTGAAAGCCTTCTCAAACCGCACCATATAGTCATACGCCTTGATCTCCAAACACTTCGCTTTCCTGTTCGCCTCTGACACCTCAAATATCCCCATCGGGATCGTTTCATAGGAACCGCCCGCTATCTGCAGGTGATAGAACATCTCCACCTTTGCATCCTGAAGCGTGTATCTGTTGATCTCGGAGAAAAGCGAAATCCCCATCTCAGCGGCATACACCGTACCAAGCTCGATCTCCGTACTTCCGCAGCACTGGCTTGTGATATACCCGCTTCCCTTGACCATATCTTCCTGGTCGAAGTTATAAACCGTCCCGGCAGTCGTCGTGATCTTACCGGTCCAGTAATATTTTCTGTTGTTCGCCTTCACCGCATTTAAGAAGGCTTGGCTTACCGGATACAAATGACCACCTCCCTCCGGACATAATAAAAGGATCGGTTTCCCGATCCCTTTACTCTTTACTCAATCATATCTGATTATTTGAAGAATCCTGGTGATGTGTAAAACGCTTCTATCGCTTCTCCAATGTATTTTGCGGATCCATTTCCATAAACAGAGTCTACACCTTGTGCCAGTTCTTCATTTTCCTGGTATCCTTTCGCGATATCCATCAGAAGCGGTCTTGCATCATCAACCTGATATAACTGTTTTGCGACAAAATCATATTCACCGATCAGCTGCCGAACTTCAAATGAATTAACATCTGTACCCTTCATATCAGCAAGCTTCTGTTGAATACTTCCAATTCTCTTTTGATATGCAGTGAATACCTCTGATTTTGGAGGATTCTTCAAGGATTCCCTTACGGCCTCCTTGCTCCCATACCATTCAACCACTTTTGCATAGTTTTTCTGAACCTTTTCGTCGGAAGCACCCTCTATCATGTGCTTCTCCCACGCTTCAATGCTGCCGTAACGGTCAATGAAAATCTGCTTCTGCGATTCATTCATGTTCTGCAGCATATCTGAAAACATAGCTCGAAGTTCCGTTTCATCAAATACGGTAAAGTCCATATCATGATCTCCTTTCAACATATTGTCTAAGTTGGCAATAATGCGCTCCAGCCTCTGTTTTTTCAGACAGAGCATTTCACGCTGTTTTGCCAAAATGCTGTTGCGATCAAGATCAGGATTGTCCATGATGAGTTTAATATCCGCAAGCGGAAGATCCAGCTCGCGAAACACCAGTATCTGTCCAAGCCTTTCTATGGCTTTATCGTCATAAAGCCGATATCCTGCTTCCGTTACTTCCGTCGGCTTAAAAAGTCCGATTTCATCGTAGTAATGAAGCGTGCGCACTGAGATACCTGTAAGCTCCGATACTTCCTTAACTGTTTTCATTATGATCATCCTCCTGTTTCTTGATGAAGATATCGTAGCCTATCACGGAACGTGAGAGTCAATAGTCTTTTCCATCTTTTTTATTTTTCGTCAGGGAAGAGCATAATCATAACAGTAAATCAGAACTCTTTCAATGTAAAGCTCACCTCCCACAAGCTCCCATAGCTCGTATCGCTGACCAGCTTCACCTGATACCCGTCAATATACATCTGCGTATTCACGATGTTCATGGTCTCCAAATCCAGATATCCCACCGTGATGCTTGCCAGCTTCTTATACGCCGAAAACTTGTTGAGCCACTTCTTCGATACCCTGAAAGTGACCCCAATCTGTACCACGCCTTCACGGACAACATCCCTCTGCGTGGTACCTGCCTCTGTCACACCGCCGCTGTCCGCCTCCACATCTGTCAGATTCACAGAATAAGAGGCAGGCTTCGGGATGTTCTCACTGTTAAAAACAAGATACTGCATATGAGCCATCTTACCTGCCTCCACTTCTTAGATTCATTCTCTGCTGAGCAGTAACCACGATCTCATCGATCATGTCACCGCCGATATAAACAGGGATCACGATATCCCCGGCAGCGCCTCCACCAGCAAGAGCCGTATTCAGCGCCGTATTGATGCCGGAAATCAGATCACCACCCGAAACACCGGCTCCGGCATAACTGCCTGAAACCGCCATCACTCTCGGAGTAATGGTCAGGTCAGAAGTAACGCCATTCATGGCGTTCTCGATCATGCCCCGGCTCTTCTCAATACCCTTCGCCAAGCCTCCTATAAAATCAGGCATCCACTTCTCGTAATCCGTCAAAGGTCCTTCATCCGGCACGGAGAAATGCAGGAAGCTCCGGATCTTATCCGCAACCGATGAAACCGCATCCCCGACCTTACCGATCATGGACTTGATACCATTTACGATACCGCCGATAAAATCAGCGCCCCACTGGAAGGCTTCCGATGCCAGGTTCTTCACAAAATTGATTGCCTTGTCAAATCCGCTCTTCACAGCGCCATAGATATTTCCGCAGACATTCTTGATGCCGTTCAGCATCGCATTGAACGCATTGGAAACGGCATTCTTTATGGCATTGGCCGCATTCGACACCGCAGACTTGATATTATTCCAGGCTGTCGTAACCGCATTCTTGATCCCGTTCACGATATTTGTGATCGTGGTCTTAATGCCATTCCAGACCGTTGTTACCGCGGACTTGATCGCATTCAGCACCGTTGTGATAGCGGTCTTGATACCATTCCACGCCGTACTCAGGAAAGTGGATATCGCCGTTACCACTGTCGTGATAACCGACTTGATCCCGTTCCAGATCGTAGTGAAGAAAGTTTTTATCGCATTAAACACCGTAGTCACGGTATTCTTGATCGCATTCCAGGCATTCGTCAGGAACGTGCTGATCGCATTTACCACAGTCGTGAAGATATTCTTGATACCTTCCCAAAGCCCGGTAAAGAAGGAAGAAATCGCGTTCCATACGGTCTCAGCCGTGGACTTGATTGCTTCCCAAGCCGCCTTGAAAAATTCCTTCAATGCTTCCCATACGGCAATGGCAATCTCTTTTATTCCTTCCCACAGATCAATCCAGAACTGTCGGAACTCTTCGCAGTTGTTCCAGAGATAAATAAACGCCGCCACCAGAGCAACGATCGCCGCTATGATCAACACATACGGATTCGCCGCGCATACCGCATTGAAAGCCGCAAAAACACCCTTCGCCGCATTGATCACACCTGCCAGCTTCGGCACCAATGTCATAATGGTACCCACGGCAGAGATCACCTTACCGACGATGATCAGCACCGGACCGATAGCCGCAGCCACCAAAGCGATCGTAACAATAACCTTCCTGGTTCCTTCATCCATTGAATTGAGCCAGTCCACAAACTTCTGGATCCATCCGACTATGGTTCTGATCGCAGGCATCAGCAATTCCCCGAAAGAGATTGCCAGTTCCTGCAGCTGTGACTTCAGGATCGTCAGCTGACCGGCAAGGTTATCATTCATGGTCTCAGCCATACCGGCAGCACATCCGTCACAGTTATCAATCGCAGATGAAAGTTTATTGATATCCGCTTCCCCGGCATTCATCAGAGCCAAGAATCCGGACATCGCATTCTTACCCACAAGACTTTCAGCCGCCTGTGCCTTCTCCGATTCCGTCAGACCGGAAAAAGCCGTCCGGCAGTCAGCCAGAATGTCACTCAGATCCCTCATGGAACCATCGGCATTTGTGGTAGCGATCGTCACTTCACCGATAGCCGATCCGCAGACCGTCACATCTCCGGACAGATTATTCATGATAGTTCTGAGTGCTGTACCAGCCTGAGAACCCTTGATACCGGCATTGGCCATCAGACCAATCGCTTCTGCCGTATCCTCCGCAGAGAATCCCAAAGCACCTGCAATCGGAGCGCAATACTTGAAAGTCTCGCCCATCATGCTGACATTCGTATTCGCATTGCTCGAAGCCGCCGCCAGTATATCTGCGAAATGTCCGGAATCGGAAGCCGACAATCCGAAAGCCGTAAGCGCATCCGTTACGATATCGGAAGTTGTAGCCAGATCCTCACCGGAAGCAGCCGCCAGATTCATGACACCCTCGATACCTTCCAGCATATCAGATGTCTTCCAGCCGGCCATAGCCATATAGTTCATGGCTTCCGCCGCCTCAGATGCGGAGAACTTCGTCTTGGAACCCATCTCACGGGCTTTTTCTCTCAGGGCATCCAGCTCTGCTCCCGTAGCACCTGACACCGCCGCAACCTTGCTCATGGCGGTATCAAAATCAGCGGCAGTTTTCACCGCCGCCGTACCTAATCCCACAACGCCCAGAGTTACCGGCATGAACTTCTGTCCGACATTCGTGATATTGTCACCGACCGTCTTCAGCTTCTCACCCTTTGCGGCGATATCCTGAAGCGCCGTGCCGGAAGCCTTCGCCTGTTCCTCCAAGGACTTCAGCTTCTGTTCCGTTTCAACGATCTCACGCTGCAGGCCGTCATACTGGTCCTGCGTTATCGTTCCGTCCTTTAATGCCTGCTCAGCCTGTTCCGCTGCCGTCTTCAAGGTCTCCAGCTTTTCCTTCGTTTCCTTGACGGCATCCCCCAGGAGCCTGTGCTTCTGTGCCAGAAGTTCCGTATTTCCCGGATCAAGTTTCAGGAGCTTATCGACATCACGCAGCTGGCTCTGAGTATTTCTGATCTCTGTATTTACACCCTTCAGGGCAGTCTGTAATTTGGTTGTATCGCCGCCGATCTCAACGGTAATACCCTGAATTCTGCCAGCCATGTCTCAACCTCCTTCCCATTAGAATCGATCCATATCATCCTGGCTTGCGATCTGATCATGAGGCTCGTCATCCCTCTGAAGTTCCGTGTACATATCAAGCACGGTTCCGATCGTCAACAGTTCCAATTCGCTGATATGGATTCCCAACTGCACACACCTCAGCAACAAAAGAGGCGTTGTCATTTCCCGGTCAGTCGCTCGAAGTTTTTTTTACTCTCCACCTGCGTCTGCACATTCAAGCCCCATAGCTCGATGATCTCAGGAAGCACCTGGTAAATGGAAAAGGTTCCGAACTGATCAAGCCATTCATCCGGCGTGTCGGGAACCCCCTGCGGATCCGCATGCTTCGCCATGATATAGCTGATATCCTCGAACAATTCCAAAGAGAAAGTGTCCAATGCAGAAGCCTCCGGATCTTCCTGATCGATACTCTTCTGAAGGTCATGCAGATCCTTATAGATATCACGATGGAATCTGTTTCTGTATATTCTCGGAATGGCTGCCGATGCCTTAAAAGTCACATCCTTGCCATCAATATTCACTGTCTTTGTAAGTGCCATTTCACTTTCCTCCAATCATAAGAATGGGCAGAGCCGAAGCCCTGCCCTAAACACTTATCAACCCTGTCCGTTCTTCGTTACCGTTACGGTATATGCCGTACTTACTGCTCCGGTCTTGCTTGCGATCACCGTCACTGTATTGGTTCCGCTCGCCCAGGTCGCATCATTACCGCTGGTATGAGCCACCCCGTTCACAAGGATCGTAACCGCTGTTCCGCTTGCTGCAGTAGCAGATACCGCATCCTCATCATTCACGGTCTCAGCCGTATAGGAAGTGGTACCGGCATCAAAAGCAGGCGTAAGCTGCAGGCTTCCAATCGTGATCCCGGTAAGAACCGCAGATACCTGTGCATGCTCTGTCTGATAGACATTGGAATACCATCCGTTGTAAACCGCATCTGACGTATTCGCACCGGTCTTTACCTTCACAAGTCCGTTCGGAAGCGGAGTCGCCGTGATCTCCAGCTTCTCGGTCTGTACTTCCTTACTATCCTCATTGGTCTTTCCTTCGATCGTAGGTCTTGCAGCGGTACAGTAATACATACAGTGCCTGATCTTTTTCTTATCCCCGGAAAACTCGAAAAGCAGAGCGAAATGCTCCGGCTCCACCGTGGAATCCTCCACCAGAACACCGTTCGCATCCTCAGTCTCCTTCAGGATATCCTTCCTGAAGCTTTCCGGAATCAGCGCGATTTCCAGATCACCGGAATAACCGTTGTTCGCTACAGTGGTGTAATACACCATATCATCCGCATAGAACGGTTCGGTATCGCCCTCCGGATCAAGCGACAGGTTCACAGCACCCGGAATCGCAACAGGCGTACCAAATGTCACGGCATTGGTATCCGGATCAAGTGTCGCCTTCGCATAATGGCAGTTCTTAAGGCCGAACTTCACCTTGTTGTTTGTACTCGGCATAATTAACCTCTCTTTCCGCTATACCGTCATCTGGTACAGCACTTCGTATAGTTTTTCTGATTCGATCCATACCTCCGATTTGTTCCAGAAAATCTCATGCGCGTTCAGCACCGCTTCCACGCTGTCTTCCAGTTCCGGATCCTTCTCGTCGGTATAAAGTTCAATGCTCAGGTTGGAAAACTCCACATAGACCACATCATCAGCGGCAAAGTTCTCCGAACCCGGAAACAAAAAGCAGATGAACGGCGGATCAGGCGATTCACCCTCCGCAAAATGGTCATACGCAAAAGGGATCTTCATTTCCTCAATCATCTGCATCACTTCTTCATGCGTCATCCTTATTCCTCCCGATCTCTATGATGCATTCGGCAGCATGACGACAGACCGGACAGTTATAGGGATATCCGCGGCATTTCTCGCCCCGCCGTGTGCCGTAATAAATCAGCACCCCAAACACGGAAATCCCGACAGCAATAACGAACAACAAAAGAATGATCTCCATATCACTAACCGCCCTTCTGTAAATCCCTCTCGATATCCCTTGTCAGCTGCTCGATACCCGCCTGCTCCGCAGGAGCGATATGAGGGAAAGCCCTCGTTCTTCCGCCGCCCCTCTTCGCATGGCCGAGCTCCAAAAGATGCGTCAGCTGATACCTCTTGGAGTGCACCACGATCTGGATGGAATCGGATGTTTCCCTGGTCTTTTTGATCGCCCAGCTTTTGGAATACTTCCCGGTCTTTTTCGGAGCCGTGCTTTCGATCTGCTGCTTCACGGTCTTACCAGCCTTCTGGACATCCGCCTTCAGGTCATCCACCGCAAGCTTCGCGTATTCCTCCATGCCCTTCATCACGGTATCCGCCAACTGATCGATCTTTATCATCTGACTCATCGCCGCTCCTTCCTGCAGGTAAACTTCAGCGACCGTTTCCTGAAATTCATGTGGTCAATGTTCTCGATGTTATAAAGCTCACCCATGAACACTACCCTGAATCCCGTGGAAGTGATTGCCGCCGTCTTCGCACAATACCGGACCGTAACGGTCATGGAAGCTTCCTCAACCGTAGTACCGGCAACCTGCTCTTCCTTGGAACTTGCCATGCCTTCGCCGCCGATCGTCGCAAAACATGTATAGTAATCCGTCCAGGCATTCTTATGATTCCCGTACTTATCTGTCACGGTCTCATTCTTCTGGAATGTCACCTTTGATCTGAGTGCTGCCACATCCATCAGAATCCCTCCTTCCGGCTCCCGAATAGCAAAGCCCTCAGAGTCAGATCCATTGCATGGTGGTCAGCCTCTTCCCGGTGTTCGTACAGATAAGCCACCGTAAACATCACGGCAATCTTTCCGTTCGGACAATCCTCCAGATCGTTCTCATCGTCTGTCCGCAGGATATCCATGCACTGCTTTACGCCTGCCGTTATGAAGTTTTCCAGCAAAGAATCATCATCCTCGAAATCAATCCTCAGATAATTTTTCATCTCATCCACAGTCACGATCATCTGTCATCACCTCACAAAAAGGCGGCAGATCACACCGCCGCCCCATATTTCTTACGCAGGCTCCACAATCTTGATCTTGTAAGCCGTTTCAGCATATCCGTTAGCCCACAGAGTGAAGTTATCAACGGATCTCTCCGTGTTATCACCCGCAAGCACAAGGTCAGCCGCAACCCAGCGGACAAAATATCCCGCTGAAAGATCACAGGCCGTTGCCTCAGCGACATCCTCATCACCCAGGACAGAACCGTTGTAGTACAATCCTGTAATCGGAGAAATGCCGACACCAAGACCGATACCCAGCCACTTGTGAACGCCCCAGCCATTGCCACCATCAAAATCCTTAAGGTTCTTCACCTTATCGGCTAATGTGATCGTGATCTCATGGGTATCGTTATCCACCGCAACATTGGAAATCTTGCCGGTGTTATACTGGCGATCTGCATGACCGGAAACGCTGTCCGTTACCGCCGCATACTGCATGGTGAAAGCATCGCCCACCATAAGCCCTGCATTCTTCAGATTCGTAATCAACGTGTTCAAAGTTGCGCGGACTTTCGCAGCTGAATCACTGGTCACATCAGCCGTGCTCATATTCGGAAGCAGGCCGTTGTCATATACGATCTTTCCTCCGATATGGGTGACCTCGCCGCCCTGCTCCGTATAATTCTTTGCGTTATATTCGCT